CTACTATGGCCCTGTTGTCCATGCTGGCCATTCTCTCCGCCCGGATGAAAACCATTGACCATGGGGAAATCAAGAAGGGCCGTCACCTCACCTTGACGGACACCGCCTTTTCCCATCTCACCAACATTGCCCACGAGGCTCGCCTATCCAACAGTGAGACCATTGAGCGTCTCATCCGCTCCACTCCCATCTGGGAGGGTTCGGCTACATTGTCCGATGGCGCGTTTTCTCTCATTGAAGATTACGCAGCGTCTCCCACTTCAGACATTCCCTTGGATGTTTTCCATGAAAGTTTCTCAGCTTAAAACCGCCGCCGAACAGTTCATGATTCTCCACGGTGATGGAGAAATCCAGCTTTACTGGGAAGAAGGTTGCTTCATTGAAGGCTATCACAGCGAAAATCTAGAGCCTGTTAATGATGCCCGAATTGTTCCTGATTGGCCCCTTCCCGGATGCTCTCTCATCTATCAAAACGAAGAGATTGAGCAAAAGTTTGTTTTGTTCTACGGCAGGGAACGCCCTCATCAACATGACAAATGACCAACCATTCGTTCACGCCCTACTCTCCCTCTGATTTCACAGCCATGGAAGACTCTGCCAAACAAGCAATGATGGACCGATATAACGGTGTGTTTGCTCCATTGGAGATCAGCGCCGAAGCGTTTAAAACTGCCTACGACACCCCCGACATTGGTCCCCACATTGAAAAAGACTACAAGGGCCTTTCCTATCTTTCCTGGCCGTTTGCCTTCCGCTACCTTAAGGAACATTTTCCTTCCCTTTATGTGGCTTTTGAGGAGAAAACCATCGGTGAAGTGGTTTTTGGCGGCCCTGGCTATTACTATCTTCGTCCTTACCTTACGGATGGCATCCGTCGCACTGCTGCTCTTGTTTTCCCTGTGATGGACAGGAAGCACAATGCCATTCAACAATTGGACGGACGTGCAATTAGTGACAATTGCCAGCGTGCAAGTGTTAAGGCTATTGCCACATTCACTGGCTTAGGTCTTCGTCTTTATGCGGGCGAAGACATTCCCAAGGAAGAAACCAATGCAAAACCAGCCCGTCCCACTCTTCAGCAAGACGCTCCAAAAGAAACTGGAGCAAAAGCATCAACTACGCCTGCTGATGTGGCTAGCAAAACAACTAGCGACGAAGCCGAAATTTTCGATGCAAAAGCCGCTCTCGTAGCCTTCTGTAAAGCCAATCCATTTGGCTATGAAGACGAGCAGCGCAGCATGGCTGCTGGCAAAATGGCTCTTGAAGCTCTTGGCATGACTCGCGCCACGGAAATTAAGGATATGCTGGCCTTTAAAAATGTGGTCATTGGCATGCTCACTGCATGGACCAAAGAACAAAACATTCGCATTACAAAAGCTGCCATGAAAGTGGAGATGGATGCAGTGCAGGCTTGTACCAGTGTTGAAATGATTCTGGATACAGTGGGAGCCTTTGTCGCAAAAAAGCAATAGACATTGCAACGGCCCGCATCGAGCGGGCCTTTAATGGTTCCTTATGTACAGATGCTGATGGAAGTCCCATCACTGACGATCTTACCGCCTTCATTGGCTCATGATCCTCTTGGCTTGTTCTTACTGCTTGCTTTCTCGTGCCTCATTTTGTTCCTGACGATCTTCGCACTCCGCTTCCTGATTTCCCGATGAGCACCTACAAATTTGTCCACGAAGAAGGTGAACGCACCGTCTCCTCTTCTTTTAAGGCTGTTTACTGCCCAGACATTGTTGAGAATTTTTACCTTTTCATGCTGGGTTGCGGGTTTAGCGCTAAGAATGTGCTTGACGGAATGAACCACGTCATTGAAGATTATTCCCCTGTAGCTCTCGATGTTGACTAACCATGCGCGTCTTATCGAGAAGTGTCACGAAGCTTTCTGGAGCTTTCCTGACGACACGCTTAGTAGCAATAAACGCATTGCTGCTGTGTTTGAAGCAATTGCTACGGATCCTCTTGTTGACCGTTCTTATCTCGCTCAAATTGCCCGCAAAATCCTCATGCCTGACATCGCGATGTGTAATGGCGACGACTGCCCTGTCAAAGAAAACTGTTGGCGTTACATGGCGCCTGCTAATCGTTGGCAAAGCTATTTCGCAGCGCCTCCATGCAACGAAGAGGGTTGCGAATACTTTTGGGACATGAACGAAAAATGAAAACCATTCTCCTCTTTTCCTGCATTGCTTTGACGCCATTTCCTGCATTGGCTCAAACTTTTCCCATTCCCCGCATTGGCAGTTGTCCGCTCGGCTATTACAACGCTGGTAGTTATTGCCAGCCAAGCGTAGGCAACCCAAGAAAATGGTCCATGCCTGCCAATAACGGTTCAGCCTGCCCTCTCGGCACCTATCGCAATGGCAACTATTGCACTAAATCGTATGGTTCCTCTTACTGATGGGTTGTTACGATCTATGTCTTCAGCGCCTTCACATGCCCCGTCAGTTTCTGCGTTACGAGCCCAACCGGCTGCAGATCAACAAAAAGCGTTATTACGTTTGCGACGATTTTCCCAATGTTCCCGTAGGGTGTGTTTTGCCCTCTGTGACGACTATTGCGAGCGCGTGTTCGCCGCCTGGCAAGATTGCAGCGCTCATGAACTGGCGGAAGAAAGTAGGGGATGAGGAGGCTAATCGCCGCACCCGTAATGCCGTAGAACGAGGCAACTGGCTGCATGGTCTTTTAGAGGATTTCTGGAACGGAGAAGACATCGAGACCCATCTTGATTCTCATCCATTGTTTGTTCCTTATTTTGATTCCATTGGCGGCTTCCTAGAGCGCGTGGATAGTCCCTTGCTGGTAGAGAGTGCCATTGCCTGGTACGATCCAGCTCAAGAAATTGGCTATTCCGGCACGTTTGACATGCTGGCCACAATGGCCAATGGAAATACGGCCCTGCTTGATTGGAAAACAAGCTTCAAAGAGAAGCCTGACACTCAACTGGCCGACTATCGCATGCAACTTGGCGCCTATGCGCAGGCCATTGAACAAATGTATGACATTGAAATAGAGGAAGCGCATTGCGCCATTGCCATCCATGATCCCGATAAGGGCACTGGACAGGAGGCGCAGATTATTAGTTTGGATGCGGCTGAGCTGATGGTGCAAGGTGGCCTGATGATGCAGAAAACGCAGCAATTTTTCTTCAATCATTATCCCGGCGGACGCCCCTTAACCATTTCTATGGATAGGGCAGCGTGATTTTTAGTCAAAAGCCGTTAAGCTGATGCAGCCCATCCAGGGTCCACTACATTCCGAGAGGAACACTCAATGCCCGCTGGCAATCTCCCAGTTTTTTCCGGCACCGTCGATCTGACGCCGGACATCCTCAATGCCGCCAAAAAGGCCGGTCCTAACGCTCAAGGCAACTACAGCTTCCGCGTGGCGCTGTGGGACAACGACAAGCGCGATAAGGACACTTCTCCTCATTTCAAGGGGCAAGTGACCGTTAACAAGCTTGAGAACAGCCCCAAAGCCTATTCCAGCTTCTGGAAGAACGATGGCAATGGTGGTGGAGGCAGCAGCCGCCCCTCCTCTTCTTCGGACGATTTGTTCTGATCATTGTTGTTTCTAGGGCGCCAATGGCGCCCTTTTCTTTCCAATGCTCCTTACCGACAAGCAAATCAGCATCCTCGCTGAAAACGACATCTTTTTCCCTTATACGGGCGAAAAATGCCGCGAAAATGAAAGCGGCAACAAGGCTTTGTCCTATGGCCTTTCTCATGCAGGGTACGATTTACGCCTGTCGCCAGATGACTTCCGCATTGTCGATAACAATTGCCACTGCAAAGCTCTTGATGTGAAGCGGTTTGAAGAAAGCATGCTTTACGACGCACCGCTGTATCACGAGCGTGGCGATTCCTATTTCATCCTGCCGCCATTGTCTTATGGGCTTGGCGTAAGCTTGGAGCGCATTACAATGCCTTCTAACATCATGGGCATTTGTGATGGCAAATCTACTTATGCGCGGCAAGGTACCATCATTAACGTTACGCCAATTGAGCCTGGCTGGTCTGGCCATCTCACTATCTGCATTGTCAATTCCTGCGCTTTTCCTGTACGCATCTATGCCAACGAAGGCATTGTTCAAGTGATGCTTGTACAACTTGCGTCAGACGTTGACAATGCTTACGCAGATGGTAAGTATCAAAATCAAGGCGCTAAAGTAACACTTGCTGCCGTTTGATGAGTGAGTGCTCTTGAAGATCAATTTCTTGGGCTATGGCAGGCGCATTTTCCCAATCTTCCATTGATTAGGGAATTCAGCGATGTTGAAACTTGGGAAGTTGATTTTCAAGAGCGCTATGCAAAATCAAAACGATCTAAACGGTATAGGGCCGATTTCGCTCACTTACCATCCCGCTCTCTCATTGAAATCCAAGGTGGAACTTTCAATAGAGGCCGTCACGTCACTGGCAGTGGTTACGAGCGAGACGCCCGCAAGTTTAACCTTGCCACCATTGGAGGATGGCGAGTGTTTTTGCTAACTAGCCAAACGGCCAAAGACGCTTCTTGGCTTGGGAAGATCGCTGCTGCGCTTGATGCTGCTCAATAGCCTCAGCGGCCTCCCCCAATAGCTCCGAAGCTGCTTGCAAGTCATAGTCACGAATGGCCATCGCCTGCCGTAGCTCAAGATTCTCCTTGACTAAAACGCCAACGGCGCTTTGCATGTTGGACCATCCTTCAAGCAAATTACTTGCCACTTCCCGCAGTTTTTTAATATCGTCACATTCTTCCAAGGCTTTTTTATTGATTGCCAGCGAGAAGTCACGCTCTAAACTGCGTTCAAATGGTCCCATAGCAGCCATGTAACTTTGACCATCGTAGCTTAGTTCAATTGGAATAGAAAAATGAGGCATTGTCTCTTCCATTCTTCGTCTAGCCTAACGATGAAGAGCTATGGCAAGCATTTTGTTTACCGTGTGGACGATGGCAAGAAAACCGTAATCAATACCTCGGACTACCGTCCCTATTGGCTTCCACGCACTCCACGCAATTATCAATGGGAGCCAGGGGAAGAAGTGGTGTATATTCAGCCAACTGCTGCTGGTTGGATGGCCACTAGCATCGTTGGCACGTTAATTGGCTTTATTGAGCAGGGGAAACGGCGCAAGGCAGTGGTGATCTGGCATGAAACGACGGAGATAAGCCCTACAATCAGCATGCAACGTTTACGTCCTGCCTCTTTGCTCCATGGCCCACATTGACCCCCTCCAAGACGGCATCAGCATGGTGCGTCTTATTGATTGGATGGGAAGTTCTGTCGATATTGTGGCTGATGCCAGACAAAGTTTTGACACTGAGCAGGAAGGCTGGTCTGAAAGGGATCAAAAACTTTTAAATTATCTCGTTAAGCATAAGCACACCAGTCCGTTCCGTGGTGTGGTTTTCAAATGGCAAGTAAAGGCTCCATTATTTATTGCTCGTCAATGGTGGAAGCATGTTATTGGTGGCACGTTTGCCAATGATCAATTGGGCTGGAACGAAAAAAGCTTCCGCTATTGCGAAGCTGAAGAAGATCAGTTTTACATGCCTCGCCAGTTCCGTCAACAAAGTGAAAGCAATAAGCAAGCCTCTGCCGGTCCCTTGGACGACAGCCTTAATCACACTTGCATGGTTGAATATGCCAAGGGCTTGCAGGCCGCCAAACAGGCTTACAACACGCTTCTAGCTATGGGCGTGAGCAAAGAACAGGCACGGGGCGTGATGCCCATGTCTGCTTATACCAGCTTTGTCTGGACATGCAGCTTGCAGGCTCTTTTGCATTTCCTGAGCCTTCGTGATGCCCATGATGCACAAGGCGAAATTCAAGCCTATGCAAAGGCCCTGCATCAATTGGCACGCCCTATAGTGCCAGAAGCTTTTGAAGCTTTTGAAGCCAATGGCTCTTCCTTTTGAACCGTTTCCCATTGAAGGATCTCCCAAAGTGTTTGACCCCGTAAATTGTCCCCAGCATTATGCCTTTGGCGGCATTGAAGCCATCGAAGCTCTTGAAAGTTCAATGAGCAAAGAAGCCTTTCGCGGTTTTCTAAAAGGCAACATCCTAAAATATGTTTGGCGCTATGAAAATAAAGGGGGATTAGAAGACCTTAAAAAAGCCAAATGGTATTTAAAGCAATTAATTTTTGCGTTGGAAAATGAAGAAGAAGCGGAAGCTCTTACTGCCATTGAAAACAATTGCAAAGACGGCTTTTGTCCTATTCCTGGAGCAGCAAGTCCCGATTTAATTTCAGGCTTCCGAATGGACTTCCCTTCAAATCACGCTTCTTTCTTTGAACCCGTGCAAAACAATTAAGCGGCAAAAATTTCTCCTAGAACAAAGCCCCCAACAATGGGGGCTTTTTCTTGCGATGGAATATAAAGTCCGCGCTGCTCAGCGTAGGCTTCAATTTCCTGAAGCGAAGTGTGAGCGCTCACAAAGCTATGTTGATACACCCACATCGTGAGAGTTTCTTCACGCTTGGCTGACCAACATTCTTGCGGGCGCCACCATTCAAAAATAGGCTCGGCTCCCTTGTCTAGATTACATTTTTTACATGATGGCACTAAATTATATTTTGCAAAATGAGGGCCGCCTTTACTTTTTGGAACAATGTGATCCAGAGTTAGTTTTTCGTTCCATCGCCCACAATAAGCACAGGCGCAATGGCCAAGTGGTCCTTTTAAGGGATAGTCTTCAAAAATACTTTTCCTAAAACGTCGGCGGGCATCTCCAGGGCGAAGTTCAATGAGGGAATGCAAAAGCTCATCGGGACCATTCGCACTAAGCATGGCACTATTTACTTTTTCTGCTCCCAATCTATCGCCAAAAAATAGTTCTCGGAGAATGTTTATAATGATGATATGTACAGCCTCCCATGAAAAGCTTTCAAGAAGGTTTGGCCAATTTTGTGGCCACGATTACGGCTGGCATGCTCCTTTCTACTGGGGCCATGCTTATCGCGGTGGGCAATCAACAGGTGAAAGTAGCCACGCAAATTGAAAGCATCACTGAAAAGCTTGACACTCTTACGGAAAATATTACAGCCCTGGAATCAAGGGTGCGCTCCTTGGAAATTCGTCGCTAGGCTATTTGCATAGCCCTTCATTATTTTTATCATGTCTGGCGCTGAATGGTTCGTTATTGGCGGCATTATTATTGCCGCTGTCGATCAGATTCTTGATCACTCTCCCCTTAAAAGCAACAACATGCTTCAACTTCTTATGGAAGGTTTGAAGACTATTTTCCGCGTAGGGAAATAATTCACAATGGAAGCCGAAAATAAGGCTTTCTGGGATAGGTGCTTTGCTATTGCCAAACGGCTTGGTTCGCGCTATCCCGAACTTGTAGCAGCTCAATGCTGTTTAGAAAGTGGTTTTGGTAAGCACACTTCTGGCAAAAATAATTATTTAGGGCTCAAAGGCCCTGGTACTGCCACAACCACACAAGAATGGTACGACGGCCAATGGGTGACTATTACGGCTGGCTTCATTGATTTTCCCACTATTGAAGCTTGTCTTGATTATCTTGTCACGCGATGGTATAAGGACTATCGTCATTTCAAAGGCATCAATAATTCGCCCAATCGTTACGCTGCTGCTCGTGCTCTTTACGAGCAACGTTATGCCACTGATCCAGAATACCCTGCCAAGCTCTCACGCTTGATGAAAGAATACGCCCCCGAATCTTCAAAAATTATCATGGTTGGCCCTAAAAAACGTCCGCAAGATTTTGGCTTTAAGCAGGGCGATTCTCATTTGATTGTCAATGATATTAGCGAAACAATGAAAGCGTACAATTACGCTGGTGCATTGCTTTGGGAAATCCCTTGTCTTGCCCGTGGCCAATATAGTGATTTTGAATTTAAGCTTACAAATTCAGACACACCGCCGGGCCTTTATAAACTTGGTACTGTCTATAAAGATTACGACAGAGTGGGAGATAAGCCAGCTTATGATCGCACTCTTATGGCTTATGGCTGGTACAGCTTCGATTTGGTCGAGCTTGAAAATCAAGAAAACAAATATGGCCGTGCCGGCATCATGATTCATGGAGGCGGTAGTGCCTGTGGTTGGCCTGGTGCTTGGGCGCCAAATCAACCACTCTTCCCGACGCATGGTTGCGTTCGTTGCCACAATGCCGATTTAAAAAGTAAAATCCTTCCTCTTCTTAAATTTGGCACTGTGTTTGCAAGCGTGTATCAAGAAGGATGAACCGTCAATCCTGGGCTAACGCCCTGTGCTACGAAGCAGGACTATGGGCCGCTATTCAGTGGCCCTCTCTTGCTTTTAAGCCATGGTTCAAAATGCTTATGGCTTATTGCCGTCCAGACTGGGCAGAATGGAAGACAAAAATAGTAATGGAAAAAGTAGACGAACAAGCGGCTGTATTAGTTAAACAATGGGAAAAAGAAGAAAGAGAAACAAAAGCCAATGCTTTGGCAAACGAAGCTCAAAAGCTTTTTCCTGCTGCAAAAATAACAGCTCTTCCTAATGCCATTGTTCCCTCCGTCATGATTGAGCAAGCGCCGCCAGAGGACGCTAGCGACGCCGTAAAAGCCCTCGGGGGAGAGCTACGCATTACTTACACACTCGCCCTTCCTGAACGTCTATAAGGACGCCACAGACTAGGCAATCTCCACCCAACCAATCATCCCCAAAGCTTTTGCGTTGGTAGGGCTATCCACTGTAAGAATAAGAGTATCGCTAACGCCAGAAGCATTTTGTCCCAATGAAAGGCGAATGGCTTCTGCCACTGCATAATTATTTGCACTACCCTGCGAAACAAATCCTGAGTCCACAACAGTGCCCCCCGAGGCCGTGCCGCTAGTCGTCACTTCCACATTGCCCCTACCATTCTGAGCAGCGCTCCATACCACTCCACTAACGGTTGGATTTAAACGCAAACGCCAAAGGACTAAATCGGAAGAGCTAGTGGTAGTTGAAATGCGCACTGGCAATATTACATTTCCAGTGCGACCACTTGCCATACGAATACCAGCAGTAATTCGCTCTCCAGAAACGTTGGGAACAGTTGTTAAATCATGATTTACTGAATAGATGGCGCCATCCGGCTCATATCCTCCTTCGCTCAAAATGCTGCAACAAATTTGTTTGAGCGTGCGTCCAGAAGCTTGAGCCGAAGCATTATGAATGCGATAGGACAATGGCAAAATAGCCGTTGTCATGTAAACAGAAGAAAGTGTATTGTAATGCTTGAATTCATGACAATATGTAACTTCGCCGTCGACAACAAAACCCACTCTCACCCTTCCCACGCCCAACCATTCCAAATCAGCAGCAAAAATTTGAGCTTTGGAAAAATCTAAATCATCTAAAGTGTCAATGTTCCATGAAGATTGGTCCACCACATCCTCAACTATTGAACCAGATGCATTGCTGCGAATAACAAACTGCAACGTAGTGCCACTAGCACGCAGCATCACGCCATTATTGTCATCAAACAAACCTACTTCCTGAATAAGGCCGGCAGTAGGCGTGGTGCCAACAAAACTTTGTAGCACCATCATGCTTTTCCCTGGTTGGTAAGGGAAATTTTGTTTGGTTCTACGCAGAACGGTATCACCAGACGCAGTGGTTGTTGTTAATGCGGCACTGCTTTCGTTGGTTAAATAAGTAACAGTGCCACCATTGGTAGTCCTATCAAACCATTGATCGCTGCGCTTGTCATAGCGCATGGTGCTATCAAAAAGCGTATAAGGCGCACTGGTGCGCTGCCTGCCGAAAGCATCTACAGCTCCACTATCCGGGCCTTTCTGTAAAATTCTTCCGCGATAATCCGCTTCTATATGGGTTTCAAATTGTTCGCCGCCGGTTTTAATTTGGCCCATGGATAAAAGAAGCTTTTTTTTATCGTAGCAACGCTTAAAAAAGATCAGTTCAAATCCTTAATCAAGGAAGCGTTAATACGAGAAGAGCTTTCGCAAAAATAAGCTAATACGTCAGTGCGCCCTGAAGTGGTAGTCAACGTAGGAGCAGTGCCGCCAGGAAATTTATAGGCATTTCCATAGGACATGGTCCTGCTACCCGTCGAATCCTGCTTAATAATGATCACGCCAGTTTGCCCAGACGCGGCATTTGTTGGATTGGCTAATGTACGGTTTCCAGAGATGGTTACAACAAAATTATTTGCCAATGAGAAATCAGGGGTAATAGTTGCCCCATCGGAAAGAGTGGTGATATTGCCGCGCTGTGCAGCGCTAAATGCTTGAACAACGTTTGTCTTAGCAGTGTTGGCATCATAAGCCTGAACAGTTGTACCAACGGCAGCTTCTTTTAAAAGAGGAAATCCGCCAGCAGTGGTGCCATCATGAACAACGGCGGTATCTTTGTCAGTGTCAACTGTAATTTCCGCTATAGCTCCAGTGAAGCCACTATGCTGAGCCGTGGTGCCACGGCGAAATTGTACTTGCGTGGCCATTAAACTAAACTCCCGTAATCAAAAGAACCATCAACGGCTCCATCAAGAAGACCATAATCCGCATTGCCAGGATTAATTAAAACCATGGTTCCTGATGCATTTTTAATATACAGTTTACCCGCGTTCTGATCCCATGCTGGTTCTCCCACTACAAAACTGGCACCACTAGGAACAGTTGTGCCTCGTCTTAATCGAATGGTATTGGCCATTAGAAGGTGCCGCCATCAATTGTGGCATTGGGGCTTAAATAATCAGTGCCATCTACTGCAGCGCTAAAAGCACTCGTTCCATTCCCCTTCAAAATACCAGTGAGAGTGGTGGCGCCAGTACCACCATAAGCCACGCCAATCGTACTGCCATTCCAAACGCCAGTACCAATTGTCCCGAGAGTGGTAATTGTTGCTTGTCCCACATAAGTGGAAGCAATATCAACTGAATCTGCATTAACAGTAATGCGATTAGCCGTGCCAACCACATCTAAAGTATTGCTGGTTTTTGTTAAACCAGCTCCTGCCGTAATTTGACCGGCTCCAGAGAATTGAGAAAAGGCAAGAGAAGATGAACCGACAGTGATTGAACCATCAGTGGTTAACACCCACCCACTATCAGCATTAGCCGTGCCTTCTTCAATAAAAGTGAATAGCCCGGAAGTCACCTCGGCGTCGGCGTCGACATCAGTGGCGCGAGACCATGAGCCAGCCGCCACCACATAAATACCATTTTGACTTGCAGTGCTTTGGTTTTTAACCAGCACGCGATCACCGGCAATAACACTGATTCCGTCAATAGTTTGAGTGCCGGAAAGAGTGATATTGGCAGTGGTTGCCACTCGGCAACTGGCCTTTACGTCTAAACCACTACGCGAAGCATCTACATAAGCTTTTGTGGCTGCATCACTATCGGAAGTAGGAGTGGCAAGATTGGTGATTTTTTGACTATTTAAAGAAACCGATGCAGTGGGAGCTGCTAATTGGTCTAAACGATTGGTTCGTACTTGCGTGTCAAAATCACTAATTTTCGATGCAGCGAGGGATGGAATATCACTAGCGTCTAATGTGGTTCCAGCAGTGGCAAGCCCTTTTGCATTGACTGTAATTTTTGTATAAGTGCCACCAGTAATGCCAGTATTGGCAAGAGTCAATGTGACAGAAGTGGTGCCGGTGCCACTAGCATCGCCAGTAAAAGAAATGCTTTGGTTACCAGTAATGTAATTTTGTGCCTTAACAAAAGCCGTAGTAGCAAGTTTTGTGCTGCTATCGCTGCTGGTTTGAGTGGTGGCAGTAGCAGTGGCGCTGGTTAAATCAACAGAGCCAGTAAACGTTTTATTGCCGCTAACAGTTTGTGCAGTGCTTAAAGTGAGAAATGCTCCGGGACCGGCAATAGCAGGAACAGTTGTGGCAGTGCCACCAGCGCCGCCAGTGCCTTTGCCGTAATAAAGAACATCATCAACTTCGTTATAGGCAAGTTCAGCATTGGCCAACGATGAAGGGGCGCCTGCGGCTCCGCTTGTGCGCCGTTTGATGCGAACTGTATTAGCCATTAGAAATTGCCACCGTCGGTGAGTGAAATTAAAGTTTCTGAGGAATCGGCTTTATACTTGCCGCTTAAATCATCATAGTAAATTACAGATTTATTAGCTTTATCCGCTACATCGACATCCGCTAACGAGGCAAAAGTGCCTCCAGTGGTTGCTAGCGGACCGTCCGCAATAATCGCCACCTGAGGAGATCCAACAGGCGCAACAATTGTCACTGCCTGTTGATTGACTGGTGCAACAATTGTTTGCTCTTTTAATGGAGCAACAATTGCTTGTCCATCAATGACAACATTGGCTCTTGTCATACGCCACTAAATCCTTGCTTCCAAAAAGCAGTGCCTTCTAAAAGATAGAACTTGTCCAGATTGGGATTGGTTAACAACACGTCGTATTGCCCTTGTTCAGTGATGCCGCTAGTAACAGCAGCAGTTAATTTAATGCGAAACACGCCACTAGCTTGCGTAACAAAACTTGTTTGAAAATCTGCTAACTTTGCCGTTCCCTTTCGATTAAATAGCTTTGCTTCAATGGTATAGCCGCTCATATTGACAGGCGTATTATTCGTATCTTTGTATTGCACTAATAAATCAAAGGTGGCCCCTTGATAAATCGTAATATCGTAAGTTGCGGGCTCGACCACTGCCGTTTCGTTTTCTTTTATTGTAATCAGCTTTGCCTATTAAAAAAGAGGGCCTCAGCCCTCTTGGTCTTCTTTGGGAATGGCTGCTAAAATGAATAGCCAATAAATAACAGCAAAAATAACATTCCAGCAGCAAAAAAGC